GTATCATCACTATCTTTTGATGTTTCGCCACCCATTTTAACTACAGCAAATTTACTTACCGCTGGACTGTAATGGCTAAGCACATCAAGAGGGTATTCGCAGGCGTGAAATCCACTCTCACAAGCCTTAACATCACCTTTATGCTCATACGTTTTGCCTATCTCATACTGATAATCTCGACAAGTCCAGTCTTGATTAAACCCTTTATAAGCTATAATTTCTTTGTTTTCTTCGGCCATTTTTTATCTCTCAAATTTGTATAATAAAAAAGCCACTATTGGTTAGTGGCTTATCATGTAACTCAAAACGGAATATCATCATTAAACCCATCTTGTTCTGCTGCTGCGCTTAATGGGTCAGGTTTCTTTGGTTTTGATTGTGATTTACTTTGCGACTTTGGCTCATCTTGGCGACCTCCTAGCATTTGCAAAACATCGCCTTGTATTTCTGTCGTGTATCTGTCTTGGCCGTTGTTATCTTGCCATTTGCGTGTTCTTAAACGACCTTCTACATAAACTTGAGAGCCTTTCTGTAAATACTGTCCGCAGATTTCAGCTTGGCGGCGATAAAACACAATGCGATGCCATTCAGTAACCTCTTTTTTCTCGCCTGAGTTTTTATCCGTCCAACTTTCACTTGTTGCAACGCTAATATTTGCTACGGCATCACCATTTGGCATTGTTCTCATTTCAGGGTCATTACCTAGATGCCCTACAATAATTACTTTATTTACGCCTGCCATTAGCTCATCTCCTGTATGAGTTGTTGATAATATTTTTGAGCAATTTCTACTCGTTCTTTGATTTTCTCGATGATTTCCTCATCACGTTTAATTGTGACCGTCGTGATACGTTTTTCTTGGGGGATTTGCTCAACCAAGTCAATGTATCGGCTTGGATCGTCATAGCTTGATAATTGGTCGTAAGGGGTAGGGAGGAGGACAAAATCAATTTGCGCCTCATCACAATCCCATAGCCACATATAGCCTTGCATTTGTGCGTCATACCCAGCTTTTTTGGCTTTTTCTTCTGCCTCATCAGCAAAAAAAGGGTGTGAGCCAATATCCCAAGAACATTTAGTGTCTATGATTAATTTTCGACTTGGCACATAAATGTCGCACTCGCCTGTAATCCAATCATTTTCACGTCTTTCCATGTTCTTTTTAAGTGGTAGTCCACGTTTACGACCGCTTAACTTAATGGCTTGTTCTTCAAGAGCGATGCCTTTCTCAGTGTATTTATTCCCTTCAAAATCTTGATAGCCAAACAGGTCATATTTAACTATCTTTCTCACCGCACTTTTCGCGGTAGCAGATATTCCGTTACCGCTTTTAGGCTTTACCATTAAATCAGCCAAGCCAGAGCATCTAGCTTTCAGTTGATACATTTCCATTTTCTAATTCTTCAAGTTTCTTTAATTGCTCTTGACTAAACTCATAAGCCCCACTATCACAAAGTTCTTGTAGGGTGGTTTCTCCCTTCTGAATGCTTTGTTTGCATTGCTCGAATGTGGTTTCATCAACAACCGCTAAAAATTCCGCTTCTTGAATATTGTCGGTGTAGTTGAACTCTTGATTTTCCACATCTTTCACAACGGCTTGGTCGGCTAATACAGCTTGTTGCATTTCAACAGAGAGCGGGGCTTGTTTTGATAGCAATAACTTAGTTACAGTTTTTAATGCCATTGCCTCGAAGTTTTCCGCCCATATAGATTGCGTCCATTGTCCTTTGGCTTTTTTATCAAGATAAGTGCGGTAGGTTTGACTGTATTTTTTCGCATGTGCATTGATTTCTTCATGCGTCATGTAAAGTTCGGCTGAAAAATCGTTTACCAGTTTAAAATAGGCGTAGTAACCGATCGGAAATTCACCTTCTTCTGGCTCTTTCTCCCAGTCGAACTCAAAACCATTGATGAAATCCTTTTTGATAAGTTGCTTTTTGTACACAGGCAATGCGACTAAGCGTTTAAATTGCCCGCTACGTTGTGCCAGTTGGATAAAGCCTTTATAGCCAATTTGGAATTGCGCTTCGGTTTTCTTTTCTTTGTTGTTTCTGAAAGGGACGATGTAGGCAAAGCCTAAGCCATTTTGTAGTGGCAAATTCAGTGTCGCAGCCATACAAGCCGCGTTAAAAATGCTCATTGGGTCTGCTGTTTTAAGCATTGCATTGCTGTTGGCGATTTGCATGACACTTGTTGCAAAGGTTGCCGCATTTTTGCCAACAAGTTCCTTAATCTTATTTTGAATATTCGCACTTTTAAAAAATGTTTTAAGCGCAGGTGGCTGTTTATTTTGTTGATATTGGACTTGGTTTGTCATCTCGCCCCTCCATTAATCTGGGTCATAATCATTCATTCTTTCGTTCAATTCACGCTCTGCGATTTTCTTAATCGCCTCTTGTCTATAAGGCTCATAACTTGCGCCACTGCCAATGGCAAGCCAGAAATTATCGTTGTCACACAACATTTCTGTGAGTTCGTGATAATGCGTTTGGTCGCCTTGTTTTAAATCATTGTCGATTTCAGTAGCGACTTCATCTAAAGCGATTTCATAGCCTGCTTGCCAATCAACTTTACGTTGGTAAGCAGCACCGAGTTGATAGTAGTAATCATCGGAGGGTTTCATTGTTTTTCTCCTGGCTCATTGATTTCAATCGGAAGTGATGTCTTTCGCAAAAATCAATACGATGTTGGCAATACTCGATATTCTTTTGTACTGCGGTATGGCGTTTAGCGTCAGCCCAATTCTTTGCAGCCTCAAGGTAATGACCTTTCTTTTCTGCTTTTACTGCCGATTCTGCGTAGGTTTTGTAAGTCAGTTTCATTGTTTGCTCCAAGTGCGGTTAATTTCTGCTTGTTTTTGTGCGGTGTAAGTCAGCAGTTCTTTTTCTGCTGCGAGTGTGAGATTGGGCGGTAAACATACGCCATTTTCATATATGCCACTTTTCAGTTCACACTGTGTTTCAGCTTGGATTTGTTGGCTTAATTCATTGTCATGCCAGTCTGTTTGATTAGCTTTTGCACCTAGGCTGATAACTGCCGACACAATGATTGCACCAAAGAGACAAGTCATAATTTTTAATGCTTTTTCAGTGCCTTTCATAAAGTAGGTAAAACTGTTTTTAAGTTGATGTTTTTTCATCTTGAACCTCGATTTTGGCGTAAAAAAAAAGACCGCACTTTTCGGGCGGTCAGTGGAGTAGTGCAATCAGTCTATGCTGATTTTGTCTAGATAGGGTGCCTTTCTTTATACTTGTAAGGCTCAAGCTCCTTATTGTCACCACAACACATAAGGAATATAATTTCCCCAACCACAACACAAATAAGGAGAAATTATGAATAAAGCAAAAGCCGATACATTAGCATTGCTTTTGGCGAGAGATATTGCTAAAACATCTAGCTCATCAACAGCATTGCCATTTACCTACTTAAATCGAGATTCAGCTGAGAGCATTGCTGATTTTGTTGAGATGTTATCAAAACGCTTTGAAGCATTAGATGATAGCGTATCACTTCCTCATATTCTCAATGCTTATAAGAATCAATCAGATAAATAGCATCACAAATTGATTTGGCTAGTTTATCTGGGGGAAAATTAGTATTTTTTGCTGCACTTTCCAATACAGCCTGTTTGATTAGTTCTTTATCGTTATCAGATAGGCTGTTTTCTTTTTTTTCTTCCATTTTTAACCTCGTTTGTTTTATGTTTGCCATTTCAAAACACACTTCATCTATCATTCGCAACGGTTTCACATGCCGTTGTGTCTCTGTACTAGCAAATGTGTTTTGAAATATCCACATTGGGATATTCGCCTGCTTGAGCTCCACTTTCGGCAACTGCACCGTTTTTCACTGGCTTTGCATGGGCAGACTTTAAACCACAGTGTTATTAAGTAGGTTAGGGCTTTTAATCTAACGACCGCTTAATACCGTTATGCACCGTGATTCTGTAGCCAAATTGTCGAAAATTCAAAACAGGTTAATGATGAGTGCCTTTCTTTATACTTGTAAGGCTCAAGCCCTCTTGTATGCGACTACATCGAGGAATACAATGTGTCCTGCGACTACAATTTAATCAGAGGAAACATTATGGAAGAGTATGTAAAATTTGCTAATACAATAATCACAAAGGTTACGTTTAACTATATGACAGCTCTAATCTTCTTCTTATTTTGTAGTTTCTACTTTATGCCAGATGAATGGGTTTTATTTATGGATAATAAAACACCTAACATATTCCCAAGCTGGCTATCTCTTTCAACTTTAGGATCTATATCAATAACTTTAATCCTTACTGCTATTTGGATAGTTATTTGTAATGTTTCATCCTCTTATATCGAAGAATACAAATCATCAAAAGCCGAAAATCGTGAGCGTAAGAAGCTATTAAAACTACTACCTAAACTAACCTATATCGAGAAAGAAGTTCTCTTTGGTTGCATTATTGATACGCCAGCAAACCACTCGAGAGATATTAGATACACAATTGCAACCGAGAAGTTGTTAGCGTTAAAGCTGATTGAAGTATCTTATGTTAGCGATGGTTATTTAATAAACCCTCTAATCTTAGAGAGTGTTATATCTGAGCTTGATAAACTAGCTAACTCTCATCATTAACCTGTTTCAAATTTTTAAAGAGCGTTGAGATGTTGGTTATGTGTATCTCGTTTTGATGTGAGTATTCTACTTAAAGTAGATTTAATTGCAACTAAAATTTGTGTAAAAGTAGATGTGTTTTCTATTTAAAGTAGTAAATATTTGATTTTGAATTAGATTTATTTTTGACTATTTTCTGAATTTGTGACCTAGATCACGGAAATAGAGTGGTGGAGAGGTAGATTTTGGGCAAAAGAAAACCGCCACGAGAGGGCGGTTTAATATCAGTTATTATTTGCTTGTTTTTGCTGAATCAAAATATCGAGTTTATCATCGATATTGTCGAGTTTTTTCTCGACATTAGTTAATCGAAGTTCAACGTTATCTAAGCGAGATTCAACTTTCGTTAATCGAATATCTAAAGAGTGAATATTTGATTCTACTTTTTCAAATCGTTGGTCTATGGCTGAAAATCGATTTTCATATTTTGTATCCATGTGAGAATACAAAGCCCAACCACCGCCAACAAGTACAACTAATGCCAAAATTCCAGAGCGATAAAATGCGCTTGTTGTTAAGTAATTTTGCTTAATATCTTTTACTTCTTTAGAAATAGTGTTTACTGTATTCTCAAGTGTACTTACTCTGGCGGTATAGTGTTCCATTATGAATTGGTTAATATTTCTTTGATTAATTGGATTACTTTCTATTGTACCACTATTAATCTGAATCGTTCTAGTATTGGGAAAATTAGTGCTATTTATGCTATTTTTCTATCTAGTCGTCCTTGTTCTTTTAGCCAGTTCATAATGGTTGATTTATGAAATGTTCTTACGTGGCCACAGTTAGAACAAATCAGATGGATTACCGCCATAGTTATAACTTGACTGGCAGCCAGCGCCCCTAATAAATCACCTAAATAATGATATTTTTCAGGGATTTTATTTTGTTTGATTAATTCCCCAACTTCATAAGGGTCAGGAAATATAGTAGTTGGGAGTACAGGTTGCATTGTTACATATTCTTTGGCAATGGGATTTCCATCGGAATCTGAGACTGCCTCATTATCCACTAGTGTTTGATGGAACCCACCACACACCGGACATTTAAATGTATCTTGGGAAGCGCCTTTCGCATTTAAAAAATCAGCCAATTCATCAGGTGTTATTTTTCTTATATATTTGTGTTTCATTGTTTTTTCTCATTATTGTTGATGGGATATTATCTCCCCCTAGAACGCTCTATTCGCTTTTATTTATCCCACAAAATTCAACTTCTGACTTTGGTGAATTTTTACTTTGCCGTGGATACGCATTTCCGGCATATCGTTTGGGGTGATAAACCAAGGCTTATAAAGCGCTTCGTTGTCGGAAATAATGCAATAATTACGCCCTGTTTTTTGTATGCGTTTTACAAATAGCGTATTATCAAACGAGAAAATATAAATGCCGTCACCGTCAAATGATTGGATGGAAATATCTACGAAGAGCAAATCGCCATTATTGAATGTTGGGTACATGGAATCACCTTTCACATTGATGATTCGGATGTTTGCTGGCGTGATACCAGGATAGTATTTATGAAATTCTTCTGGCACAAATTGAAGTTGTTTCACCATCTGCACCATACCGCCGTTCACCACGCCATCACCAGCGCTTGCTTCAATATCCAATACATCAATAACAACCGAGTTTTTATATTCCATAGATCTATTTTCTGGGATTTCTTCGGTTACATCTATCACACCATACTTTAGGTATGACGGAGGCACACCTAGATATTCAGCAATTTTGCAAAGTTTATCATCTCTCGGTATTGCAGTGCCTAAAGTGTAACGTCTAGCCATTTCATAGGTTACGCCAATAGCTTTTTGTAAATCCACAATATTTATGCCTTGTCTAGCCATTAATTCATTAAGTCTGCTCGCTAAATCTGTCATAGACGCTCCTTTATTCTACTAAAGGTAGAAGATACAAAATTAAAACAGTTGATTCAATTCTATTTTTAGTAGTAGAATTAAACTACTTTAAATAGAACAAAGAGGTTAAAATGCTACCAATTGAAAAAGCTTATGAAATCGTGGGCGGTATTTCGGCTATGGCTCGACATTTCAATCTTACCCCCTGGGCTGTTTCCAAGTGGCGTGAAAAAGTACCTGCGGAACGTTGCGCAAAGATTGAAGAACTTACAGCTGGAAAAGTCAAGAAATCCGAATTACGTCCTGATTTGTGGGATTAATTTATCAACCTTTACCCAAAAGAAAACCATAAAAATAAGGCAAAAATTATGACAATGAAGAAAGTCATTATGGAAATGATTGAAAAGATACCTGGCGGCAAAAGTGCGGTTGCAGGGTTTCTCGGATTTTCAGAGGCGGAACTGAATAACCGCTTGTATCACACAAAAGGCCAACGCTTTAAAAACGAAGAATTGATTGCTATCCAACTCGAGTATGGCTGCACTGATTTTATCGATGAGCTTTGCCGTACCGCTGGTGGTCGTTTTGTACCTGATGTAGCAGAGGATGAATTAGACAAGGTTGAACTTGCTAATTTACAACTGCACGAGCTTTCGGCTCGAGGCTTGTTGTTTGCTGTATTAGAAAAGGCTTTAGAAGACGGTGAAATCACTTCACAAGAAGAAGACAAAATCCGTCAAGCATTGAGTAAACATTTGTCAGCTACTCAACATTCAGTTGAGCTTGCGATTTCTTTGTATAAGCCACAATGAAGAAAAGCCACGAGGAGATTTCGTGGCTTTAACTAACTACCTTTAATGTTATTCACAGAGGTTATCTGCATGGAAAATATTAATCCAAACGAAAAAACAAGTCAAACGCAAAACGGCAAGATTCTAAAGGCTTTGTTGAATGGCGAGCGATTGACACAGCTTGATGCCTACACTCGATTTAATTGCACCCGTCTAGGAGCAAGGATTTACGACATAAAAAATATGAACGAGGAATACAAGAACAAGCTTGTTGATAGATGGGTTGTTCTTCCAAGTGGTAAGAGAGTTAAAGAATACCGATTAGAGGCTTGATATGAATAATGATTCCAGATTCATTCCAAATTCTTTCCAGGTGCCTAATGCTGTTATAGATGAATTAATGTCAGAACTAAGCGGTGCGGAATTAAAATGTTACTTAGCTATTTTACGCAAAACTAAAGGCTGGAATAAAGATTTTGATGCGGTTTCAGTTACGCAATTAATGAGTGTGACAGGGTTAAGTAATAGAGCAGTAATTGATGCCTGCAATCATCTAGTTGAACTAAATTTTCTTTATCAAAAAACAGGGAGTAGAGGTGTAAAAATTTTCTCAGTTAACCTGTGTAATAACTTCACTAGTGAAAAAAGTTCACTAGTGAAAAAAGTTCATGGCACCAGTGAAAAAAGTTCACTAGTGACTAGTGAAAAAAGTTCACACACAAAAAACAATATAAAAAACACTACTCAAAATACAAATAAAAAAACTACGCAAAAAAATTCGCTCGCTTTGCTTGCTGAATTTGGAATCGTTGGTCAGCTTGCCGAAGATTTTATTGCTCACCGAAAATCAAAACGAGCAGCAATCACAAAAACCGTACTTGTTGGCTATCAGCGAGAAGCACACAAAGCAGGAATACCTCTTGCCAAAGCCATCACGATATCCATCGAGCGCAATTGGCAAGGGTTTAAAGCTGAATGGAATTGGCGTGATGACAACATAGCAATGGCTACAAATACCCGAAAAACAAGCGCTTTTTCTGATGATGGTTCTTGGGCTGTAGGCAGAAAATTAAATATCGATCCTGAACTCATTCCGGAGGAGTTGAGATGAAAAACGTAATTCCAATGGAACCCGAAAAAAGTGCGGTCACAAAGTCTGATATTCCCAGCAACGCCGTTCGCTTAATTGACCGGATGTTTGTGCGATTGAAATCCATCTTTCCAGCATGGAAACAAGCATTTGACAGCGAGATTGAGTACAACGAAACAAAGCAAGTTTGGCTCGAAGAATTATTCAAAGCTGGCGTAGTGAATCCTCAATCCCTAAAACGAGGACTGGACTTGGCGGCAAAATCCGAAAGCCCATTTTTTCCGAGTGTAGGACAATTCATTACTTGGTGCAGTGAAGACTATCACGAATTGGGTTTACCGAACGAAGCGGAATTATACCAACGTTATAAAACTTTCTTAGGCTATGCCCGATTCAATCGGGATGAATTTCAATATCGTTCAAAAGTGGAATTTTGGTTGCTTAAAAATCTGTACGAAAAGTGCAAGAAAAAATCGGAAGAGGACACGTTGAAAGCTATTCCGAAATTACTCACAGAAGCGGCAGAAAAAGTGCGGTCGAATTTTCCTTTTGAGGATATTCCAAAGATGATTCCAGTAAAACCAAGTTTTTACGATAAAGCGAAGGCTGATAAGGCGCGCGATAGCTTGATGGCAATGATGAAAGGGGCATTGCAATGACAGAACAAAAATTTGATAAAGATACATGGCAAACACCACACTATGTCTTTGAATGGCTATCTCAACGTTTCGGGTGGTTCGATCTTGATGGTTGCGCAACAGCCAACAACGCCTTGACATGGCGCTATATCGGCGAACCTAATTCAGACAATGATGAGCATCAATCAATCGCAGATGACTTTTTAATGCCGATTGAGCAAATGTTAGATGTATTGTTGGACGAAGTCGCAGAACGTTGTTCGGCTCCGTTAAGAATCTATGTGAACCCGCCTTATTCCAACGTTACACCATATCTACAACGCGCGAAAGAACTACGAGATGCAGGATATCTAGTGGTGATGTTGCTTAATAACGATAAATCTACTCAATGGTATCAAAACCACATTCAAGGCGTGGCGAATGAAGTGATTGATATTACAGGTGGTCGTATTGCATTTATCAACCCTGTAACAGGAAAAGAAATCAAAGGGAATAGCAAAGGGCAAATGGTCGTAGTATTTGATCCAGCAATGGAAGACTTTGTCACGCGTTCAATTAGCCTTGATTTTATCAAGAAAGTAGGTGGTTACGATGGAGCATAATTACCCTCGGATGTATTTAGTCAATGAGGCAGTAAGAAATCGAGTGATCGACACTATCCGCCAATTGCCAATAAGCGAATCAGATCCTCTTGTTGTGGAGATAAAAGTAAAAACCCGCTCAATGGAGCAGAATGATAAATTTCATGCAATGCTTGGTGATATATCAAATCAGGCGTTATGGCAAGGCGACAAATACGATTTATACGGATGGAAAAATTTATTGGTGAGCGGGCATACCATCGCAACAAAGCTACCCTATAAGTTGGTTACCGGAATTGAAGGAGAGTTGGTTAATGTACGGGAGCAAACATCAAAAATGGGTGTTAGACGCATGGCCAGCTTGATTGAATATACGACCGCATGGGGTGTGCAAAATGGTGTGAGATTTAACGATAGATGGGGATTTTAAATGAAATTAAATGATGACGAGATTCTAGAGTTAAAAATCGTGCTTTGGATTGTGGCAGTTTGGGTAATTTTTAATATGGTGTTTGGTTAATGGCGAAAGAGTATAAATGCAAAGTTTGCGGCAAACCATTTATAAAAACTTTTAGCTCAACACAGAAAGTTTGCTCGCCTGAATGCGCACTTGATTTAACTCGTCAAAACGCACAAAAAGAGCGAGAAAAGGCAGAAAAGAAAAAACTGAACGAACGTAAAGCTAAATTAAAAAGTCGTTCAGAATGGCTAAAAGAGGCGCAATCTGTCTTTAATAAATTTATCCGTTTACGGGATAAAGACCAGCCTTGTATCAGTTGCGGTCGGTATCATCAAGGACAATACCATGCAGGGCATTATCGGAGTGTTGGAGCTTGTCCTGAATTAAGATTTTGTGAGCTTAACGTGCATAAGCAATGCGCACCCTGTAATGACCACAAGAGCGGAAACATCATCGAATATCGAATCAATCTCGTCAATAAAATCGGTGCAGATAAGGTAGCTTGGCTAGAGCGTCAAGACCACGATCCAAAGAAATACACCATTGAAGATTGCAAGGCGATTATTAAGCATTACAAGGTAAAAATTAAAGAGTTAGAGGAATAAATGCGTAAATTTAGCGAGTTACCAGAACTAACGATTGAACAAGAAGAATTTGTTGACCGTTATATGTATCAATGGGGTGCTTGGGTGCGCAGCGGTAGGCTTGATAAACCGCAATTAAATATTATTGCAAAACTAATGCAATCAGTTATTCCTGCAGAGCCAAATGAACCAATTTGCGATGATGAAACTGGGTTTATGATTAGTCAAACCATTGAGATGTTTTTTAAGAAAAATGACCAAATCTTACACTTTATTGTGTTTGCTTATTATGTAAACAAAAGAACAATCAATTTTATAGCAGAACACCTACACAACAAAGCCAAAGCTAAGGAAATGAGACCTTGTTCAGGTAAATCTAACATAAGAGTGCCAAGTTTTAGGACAATCTATCGTGAAGTCGAAAAAGAGATGCACTTTGCAAAAGCAATAATTCACGAACTGCTTATAACTTGCTTTATTATTCAGAGAACTAGCAGGGAACGTGCAAAAAGTATCAAAAAAATCAAAATTACATATTGACATATTTGGCAAAGTGTCATACTATTTAGATGTATGGTGGTCGCAGTGTAAGTAGTGAACACCTAAATTGATTTTTACAGCCCTGATCGGAAACGGTCGGGGCTTTTTATTGCCTAAATCTGGACGATTAACTCAGTTGGTAGAGTGGCAGCCTGTTAAGTTGTGTGTCGCTGGTTCGATCCCAGCATCGTCCGCCATCTTCAAGCTCACGTTAATGCGTGGGCTTTTTTATTGCCCTGTAAATGGGGTGGAGTATGAAAATGTTTAAAGACCCTGGAAATCAAGCTTACGTATGGTCAGGGTTTTCTAGTGTACTGGCTTGGTTAGGCGATCAGAATAACCTTATGTTGCTTAGTTTGGCTATTGGTATTTTGACCGCACTTGTTAATGTCTATTCAAAATTTGTCGAATGGCGAATGATGAAAAGAGAAAATGAGCGCAAGGAAGAAATACATAAGGTGCGCATGGAACGTTTAAAACGAGGGCTACCTGATGAAATTAGCGAGGACTAGAACCACGCTTGGTGCAACAGGATTTGTCTGTGCAGTATCAAGCATTATTACATTGATGTATGCGCAGTTTGGTGAGGAGCTTATCCTTAGCCCTAAAGGCGCAGAGATTATTGGCAATGCAGAGGGTTGCAGACGAGACCCGTACAAATGCCCAGCCGATGTTTTAACTGTTGGTATTGGCTCAACGGCATATAGCGGTCAACCTGTCGATCCAAAGCACCGATACACAGATTTAGAGATTGCAGAGCGCTGGAAAAACGATATTCAAGTTGCTGAGAAATGTGTGTTGAATTATGGAAATGGTAGAGCATTACCTCAGTCTGTTTTTGATTCTGCCGTATCGATTACCTTTAATGTAGGTTGTGGCGCTGTTCGCAACTCAACCTTATTCAAACAGTTACGTTCGGGCAACTATCACCAAGCCTGCCACGAATATCCCAAATGGGTATATGCAGGTGGTAAGAAATTACCTGGCTTAGTCTCTCGTAGAGAAAAAGAGAAAGCATTATGTTTAGCCGATTTGAAACAGCCTTAAAGCTAACCACACTTTGCTTGATTTTGGGCTTGTGTGGTTGGACTTGGTACCAATCTCAGAAGATAAGTAGCTTAAAGGCCGAGAACCAAGCGCAAGCCCAAACCATTCAGCAACAAGAAGATGCCAACAAGGCATTGACCATTGCGCTACAACAAGAGCGTGATGCAGTCATTGAGCAACAGCAACGTAATGATGAAATAGAAAGGATAGCAACAGAAAATGCTGAATCAGTTAAAACAATCATTAAGACACAACCTTGTGCTCACACTCGTTTGCCTCAGTCTGCTCTTGACCGCTTGTACAAATAAAGTCACGACCAAGGCAGAATATATTTACCCGCCTCAAGCCTATACTGCACCTTGTGTTAAAACAGCGTTTACTGGTGAGACATACGGTGATGTAGTCATACAGCTAGTTAAGGTAACGGCAGAGCGAGATAAGTGCGCAAGCCAAGTAGATAATCTCAATAAGTGGATTAATCAAACCAAGGCCGCCAATTAAAGTGAGGTCTTTTTTTATCAACAAAAACAACAGGAGCAATTATGCTAACAATTAAAATCATCCAAGACGGTGTAACGTCAATCACCGAGAGTAATAGCTTTGTATTTTACGATGAGACCTCTCGTGAGTACAAAGAGATGCTTAGACTTGCTGACAAGCTAAAAGAGAAACCAACTGAACTTAACGGTATTTACTACACCCAGCCAATGTTCGCCGACCAAGAGTGCAAAGAGGTTATCCGCAAGGAGTCAATCTACTGCTCAGCTCGAAATAATCCAACAGATAAAATCATTGGTGTGATGATTGATGTTGAGCTCGATGATGAGTACGGCAATCAAGGCATTGAGAAAGAGATTGCATACAGCTTAATTGGCGCAGAAGATCACATCTACGTTACCAATGAGCAAGGTAAGACAGTATTTAATATTTAAATCTTCAATAAAGGCGGCTGATAACAGTCGCTTTTGTTTTATATGCGCTACATATCTCAGCTATACCCCTAAGGGAAACATCAAGTCTTTTGGGGTTATATCTAAGTTATGTGATGTAAATATTACAAATTTAAATTCTTTATCAAAGAAAGCAGTCTTTTGTTTTCATACTTTAGCTCAAGATAGGCTATTGCGTATTGAGGTGGGTTATCTTGCCATTTACTAACTTGTCTAGCGCTAACTCCAAGCTCTCTCGCTAATTGAGCTTTTGTGATCTCTGTTTTTTTTAAAAGATCTGTGAAAATATCTTGCATAATGGAATTTTGTTCTATATAGTATGGCATATATTTCAATTTTATCATTATTTGGAGGTGTTGTAAATGGCTGCATTATCGGGCGAGCAAACAATTGATTTTGTTGCAAATCGCCAAAAGAAAACATTGCTAGCTTTTAGCTGCGGTAAAGATGCCGTGGCGGCATGGTTAGCAATAAGAGATAGATTTGATGAGGTCATCCCTTATTATCTCTATCTTGTCCCTCATTTAGAGTTTGTTGATGAGAGCATAGATTATTATGAGCGGTTTTTTGGTGTGAAAATTACACAGCTCCCGCACACAAGCGTAAATCGGATGCTTAACAATCTTGTTTTTCAGCCGCCTCAAAATTGCAGAGTGATAGAAGATGCCATGATGCCGGAATATGATTATGTCAATGTCCAGCAGGCTATGTGCGATCGTTTTAATTTGCCAGCTGATACATTGGTCGCTGATGGTGTTCGCGCGGCGGATAGTCCAATGCGCCGAATCGCAATCAATACTCATGGGAGTATAAATTTCAATCAGTTGAAGTATCACCCAGTATGGGATTGGAAAAAAGCAGATTTGATAGATTGTTTTAGAAAACATAATGTCAAGCTAGCTAAAGATTACAAGATTTTTGGGCGCTCGTTTGATGGTCTTGATTTGCGATTTTTGTATCTTATCAAGCAACATTTCCCGCGTGATTATCAAAAAATCCTTGAATTATATCCGTTGGCTGATTTAGAAATTTTTAGATGGGAGTGCGCAAATGGCAAGCATTGACAAAAAAGCATTGATTGAGCAAGCGAGAATCAAACAGCAAAAAACAAAAGCTGAAATAGCGAAGAAAAAAAGACAAAAAGTGAAAAGTTATGTCGATATGCCGGAGCCAACCGGCGATGTCGAAAAAGATAGTTATGCTGATTTAGATGCGGTTCAAAAAGGGTTCCGCGATGCAATTAAGCGTGAAGATAAACGATTCGAATTAGCGACAGATTCTGAGTATTGGTTCTGTGTATGTTTCCAAACGCGGGAGCAGAAAGAATTTTTATTAAAGGCTATGGAGCTATTTGAACATGGTGATAAGTATCTAGATGGGCAGGTCCTTGCTCAAAAGCTTGGTGTCAAATTACCAGATGCATCGGTGCCATATCGTACTGAAGGGAAAATTGATAAAGCATATCTAGAGTTTGTCAATTAAAGTAAATTTTAAAAAGTGTGCCTCGATAGGAATATCGGGGCTTTTTTGTTTTGAGGATTTGTTATGCGTAGTTTTGTAAGGCTAGCAAATAATGGTGGGATCATGTTTACAGGTTCTTCCGGTCGTCGGGCGCGTAATCCTAATGCGGCGCGCTCAAGTGGTAGTTAACAATTAATCAATAAGGAGTAAATCATGCGAGGATTTTTAAGTCGCGCAGCTGGTGCGGTTCGAAATTTCTTTGGTGGTGGACGTCGAGCATCAGGCTCAAGCCGTAGCCGTTCTTCCGGTTCTTAATTTAAAAACAACCCCATGAAAAGGACGTTAAATGTTAAATAGCAAGGCTAAACAATGTACCGCAAAGAATCGTTCGGGGTGCAGATGTAAAAATCCTGCTATGGCTAATGGCAAATGTCGTATTCATGGGGGGCTTTCTACCGGTGCACCGAAAGGAAATAAGAATTCAGCAAAGCCTGGTTCTATTTATTCAAAATTTATGACCGATGAAGAGTTGGGTATTTTAGATCAAACCGAACTTGATAATTTAGATCAGGAAATCAAAGTTTACCGAATCAGACTTTACCGCCTACTTGCCGAAGAACAAAAACAAAAAGACGAATTAGAGCTTAAAGTAAGAACTACACAAACACCTGTCGTTGGTGGATTACCAGTAACAGCCGAAGATGGCGAAGATGAAGATCTGATTGAGACAAAGCAATATGCCAAGCGAGATTATCACGCTTTAATTAATCAGACCACGGCAAGACTACAGTCCCTTATTCAAATGAGACAGGCTTTAACCGGACAGAAATTAGATATTGAGTTGAAACAACTTCAATTAAATGCAGCCAACGGCGAAGATGGCGAGCAAGAAGAACAAAAAATCACTATTGAAGTCGTGGATGCGAGAAAACGAGATAAGAATGCCTAAGTTAAATGTACCTCAAAGCCAATTTTTAGCGATGGATAAGAAATTTCGCGCTTATGTTGCGGGCTTTGGATCTGGAAAAACATGGGTCGGCTGTGGTGCCATTATGAAACACCTTGCTACTTATCCAAAAGTGAATTCAGGCTATTTTGCGCCGACGTTCGGGCAGATTCGAGATATTTTCTATCCTACCGTTGAAGAAGTGGCCCAAGACTGGGGATTTTCAGTAAAGATTAATTCATCTAACAAAGAGGTTCATGTTTATCGCAATAAACGATATAGAGGCACAATAATTTGTCGGTCAATGGATAATCCGGAATCAATTATCGGTTTTAAGATCGGTCACGCATTATGTGATGAATTGGATGTTATGCCAACACAAAAGGCTACTATTGCATGGCGTAAAATTATTGCGCGTATGCGTTACAAGATAGATGGATTGCGCAATGGCGTTGATGTTACCACTACCCCTGAGGGGTTTAAGTTTGTTTACCAGCAATTTGTAAAAGCGGTACGGGAAAAACCTGAGCTTGAAACGCTTTACGGACTAATTCAAGCGAGCACATATGATAATGAGGCTAACCTGCCTGATGATTATATAGATTCACTTCGCCAATCGTACCCTGAACAACTTATTGAAGCGTATTTAAACGGTCAATTTGTCAACTTAAATAGCGGAACAATTTATAACAACTTTAACCGCACTTTAAACCACACTGATTTGGTGATGGATAGTTCAGAGCCTTTACATATTGGCATGGACTTTAACGTAATGAATATGAGCGCGGTAACTCACATCGTCCGAGGTGGAAACCCTTATGCGGTTGATGAATTAAAAGGTGTGAGAGATACGCCAGAAATGGCAAAAGTGCTAAGTGAGCGCTATTCTGGGCATAGTATCATTATTTACCCAGATGCATCTGGCGCAAATACCACAAGCAAAAACGCCTCAGAATCGGATATTAGCATACTACGCAAAAACGGTTTTCGTGTAGAGGTTGGTGCTCGCAATCCTTATGTGAAAGATAGGATTCTTTCCATGAATGGAATGTTTTGTAACATGGATGGTGAACGGCGTTATTTTGTTAATACGAAAAAATGCCCTGCTTATACGGAATGTCTTGAGCAGCAAGCATACGACCAGAACGGAAATCCAGATAAATTAGGTGGTTTCGACCATTTAAATGATGCCGCAGGTTACTTCATTAACACGCTTTACCCTGTGGTTAAACCAATCTCAAGACAAACCGCATTTAGACTTTATTGAGGATGATTATGAATTTAGTGTCAAGCGTTAGTGATGAGATGACCAGCTTACATCTTAAAACACTCATTATTAACGATCTTCTTGGTGGCACATTGTCAATGCGAGCGGCTGGAAAAAAGTATTTGTTCCAAATGCCTCTAGAAGACAAAGGCGCTTACGAGAATAGGTTGAACCGCTCAACTCTCTATCCGGCTTTAAGTGAAACATTGGCACAAATGTGTGGTAGGGTTTTTTATTCACCTATAAATATTTCCAATGTGAATGAAAAGATTGTGAAAGATATTTTACCTGACGTTGACGCCGAGGGTAATGCTTTGGATGTTTTTGCGTCTCAATGGTTTTATTCAGCATTAGCTTACGGGGTAAGTTTTGTGCTGGTGGACTACACAAAAACGGGTGACGCAAAAACAAAGGCAGAAGAAAAAGCACTTGGTGCCCGCCCTTATCTTGTTCATATCAAGCCGCAAAATGTTCTTGGCATTAAATACGAGCGCATTAACGGCAATAAAGTAATGACACAATTTCGTTACAAGGAATTTGTAACAGAAGAAGATGGCGAGTTCGCTACTAAAGTAGTAGAACAGATTAACGTTTATGAAATCGGTAGAGTTCGCAAGTATAAAGCACAAAGTAAAGGGAAGAGCGATACTTCTTTTGTTGAAATCGAAAATATTGAAGTTAAGGCGAACGGAATACCTTTAACTTTCATTCCGATTGTGCCGTTTGTCACGAAAAAGACCGGGCATTTTGCGTTAGGTGAACCGCCATTGATGGAATTGGCAAACCTGAATATTAAGCACTGGCAAAGCCAAAGTGATCAAGATAATCTCTTAAATACCGCAAGAGTACCTTTGCTTGTTCGAATTGGTGTGACTGATGATTCTACGGTAAAAATCGGGAACAGCATTGTTGATTTACCTGTCGGCGCTGATTTGCGTTATGTGGAACATACCGGCTCAGCCATTGCCGCCGGGCAGAAAAGTTTGAATGAGCTTGAAACGCAAATGCGTGTTGCCGGCGCTAAATTGCTTGAAAAAGCTGATATGGCGATGACTGAAAGTCAGGCGCGAGATGAGCAAAATAAAGAGATTAGTGCATTACGATTATATGCTAATCGTTTTGAGGATGCGCTAGATTTAGTGCTTGAATATGTCGGGGTGTGGCTTGGCATTGAAAGTAAAGCAGTCGGGAATGTTGAAATTAGCGGCAATATTGATGGTAATCTTGACCCTAACGCATCAATGGATAGTGTTATTAAATTGCAAGCTGCTGGTATTATTTCAAAACAAACCACGTTCGAAGAGGCGAAACGCCGCGGGCTTATTTCTGATAACGTAAATTGGGAAGATGAGCAAGCTAGAACGGACGGTGAGGGCTTGAGCAATGACGAGTTCAGCGAATAAAACACCAGATGAATTATTGGAAAGCCTCTTAGCCGATCGAAAGATTTTATTGTTCCGCTATGATGCGCATTTACGCCGAGAAATTTATAAAAAATTGACTGCGTTACAAAAACAGTTGATTAATAAAATTTCTGTTGTTGGCGTAGATGGGGTGAATCAACGCGAGCTTAATCTACTGCTGAAAGAGGTTAAGGAATTAGTCACAGAGACGTATAACCACATCAGTGACTATTCGTCCGATGAGTTGAATTCGCTTTTGCCGCTTGAAACAGTAGCGGTTCATAAAATCTATAATGCGGCTTTTAAGTTTGATTTATTCTCGCCAGTGCCGGAATACAAAATTAAGGCTATTAAAAGAACCGTCATTGTTGCCGGTTCACCACTGAATGATTGGTGGGCTAAACAAGGTGACGATGTAGCCTTTAAGTTTTCCGGCATTATTCGGCAAGGTATGCTAGATGGAAAGCAAACCTCTCAACTCGTTACCGAAACAAAGGAATTGTTGCAAGGATCGCGCAGATGGGCTGAAACATTAGTGCGAACAGCGGTAATGAAAGTGCATGATAAGGCGCACGAGGTGTTGCGAGATGAAAATGCTGATATTATCAAAGGTGAGCAACATATCAGCACGCTTGATTTGCGCACCTCTGATATTTGCCGCGCTCGTGATGGAAAATCGTGGAACTTGGATAAAAAGCCAATAGGTCACAATTTACCTTATCAACGCCCACCATTGCACCCTAATTGCCGAAGTACGTTACGCTTAGTCACTAAGTCGTGGCGTGAACTTGGTCTTGATGCTGATGACGTGCCAGAAAGCACTCGTGCGAGCATGGACGGACAGGTTAAAGATAATCTCAATTACGAAGATTGGCTTAAATCAAAAACGACCGAACAGCAAGACGAAGTGTTAGGTAAGGGGAAGGCTGATTTATGGCGAAAAGGTATTATTACTTTTAGGGATATGATCGATCAGTCTGGTAGACCGCTAACCTTAAAGGAGTTGAAAGAACTTTATGAGTGAAATCATCCACGTTTACCCGCTAAATGACTTTAGAGAACATGAGTGCGATTCTGAAAGCTCGAATTGCTGGTGCAATCCAACGCTAGATGAAGATGGTATTTGTATTCATAACGCCATGGATCAGCGCGAGAAATACGAAACAGGGCAATTATTGCCACACTAAATTAATTTTTAACCACGAAACCGCTTACATCGGAAGTTGTAGGCGGTTTTTTATTATCCACGATTCGGAAGAATCACAAGCAAATAGGACGGAAGTTCATGAAATTAAAACTCGATGAAAACGGCAATGTAGTAGTTCAAGATGGCAAGCCTGTTTACGTTTACGATGACGGAAAAGAAGTTGCCTATGATGTTCCAGCAGCAGTTGCCAAGATCAGCTCGTTAAATGCAGAAGCAAAACAACACCGTGAGGCGAAAGAGGCAGCAGAGGCTAAGCTTAAAGCGTTTGATGGTATTGAAAATGCGGAGGCGGCGAAAAAGGCTTTAGAAATCGTTAAAAACTTTGACGATAAAAAACTGATCGACGCTGGCGAAGCTGAAAAAGTGAAAGCGGAAGTAGTAAAACAGTACGAGTTAAAACTCGCTGAAAAAGATGCTGAAATTGTGAAAGCACAAGATGCATTGCACAGCGAAGTGATTGGCGGTGCATTCGCTCGTTCTCAATTCATTTTAGACAAAATGGCAATTCCAGCGGACATGGTGCAGGCTTACTTTGGTAAACACTTTACCTATGAGAATGGCAAGGTGATCGCAAAAGATGCATTAGGTAATCAAATCTTTAGCCGTAAAGTACCTGGTGAAGCAGCTGACTTTGACGAAGCAATCGAGCAAATTGTCTCTAACTACTCACAAAAAGACTACATACTGAAAGCAAGCGGCAATTCTGGCAGCGGTTCAGGAGGTGGTTCTGGTGAAGGTGGTTTCAAAAACCCTTGGATGAAAGACCATTGGAATATGACTGAGCAAGGGAAAATCTTTAAAGAGTCGCCTGACCGAGCCAGACAGTTGGCGGAACAGGCTGGTATCAAAATCTAACAAAAAGGAAAATTTAAATTATGGCAGCAGTAAAAATTTCTGACGTTATCGTTCCTGAAATCTTTGCACCTTATGTGATTAATCGTACTGTGGAAAAATCCGCATTATGGCAATCTGGTATCATCTCCAATATTGACGAATCAAGCTTGTTGGCTCAAAAAGGCGGCGCATTAATCAATATGCCGTTCTGGAATGACTTGAGCGGCGATTCTGAAGTGTTATCTGATTCAGGACGCTTGACCGTGAACAATATTAAAGCTGGTGCAGATGTAGCTATTTTACATGCGCGAGGTAAAGCATGGGGTGCAAACGACTTGGCGCGCGCTTTAGCTGGTAATGACCCAATGAATGCTATCGCTGAAATGGCGGTGGATTATTGGGCACGTGAAATGCAAAAGATTACATTAGCCACCTTAAAAGGGGTGTTTGGCTCTGCAACAATGGCAGGTAACTTGTCCGACATTTCCAAAGCTTCTGGCAAGGAGGCTGTAATCGGCGGTGATAAATTTATTGACGCATCTTTCAAACTTGGCGATGAAGTAAATCAATTAACCGCCGTTGCAATGCACTCAGCCACCGCCGCAGTATTGGCAAAACAAGGCTTAATCCAAACCATCCGCGACGCTGATGGCGTTGTGTTGTACCAAACCTACATGGACAAACGAATCATTGTTGATGACTCTATGCCTGTAGAATCTGGTGTTTACACCACCTACTTATTTGGTGCTGGTGCTATCGGTTACGGTGAAGTGGGTGCGCCCGTGCCGGTTGAAACAGATCGTGATAGTTTGGCGAGTGAGGATATTCTCATTAACCGCCGTCACTTCGTTTTACATCCGCGTGGCGTTAAATGGAAAGGCGCAGCTGGTATTGCTCCAGTGAATACTGGATTGGCAACCGAAAGTAACTGGGAACGTGTTTACGACCCGAAACAAATCCGTATCGTTGCATTTAAGCACAAATTAGCTTAACGCAATAACCACTCATGGAGCCGCTCAGTAATGGGCGGTTTTTTATTGGGAGTTTTTATGGGCCTAGTGTCTTTTAACATGATGTACGAAGAACAAGCAAGATTCCGACAGCAGCAGAATCAGAATGACTCTACATTAGATGTTGCAAAATTATCAACCGAACAAATCAAAGCCAAGTTAACCGAATTTGGTGTTGAATTTGATCCACAAACAAAGAAACCAGAATTATTGGCATTGTTGCAGGAAACTTTGGAACAAGCATAACGGAGTGATTATGGTCGATTTAGTTATCCCTGATGATTCTTACGTTACACTTGATGAAGCGAATCGTTATCACGCCATGCGGGAAAGCTTTAGTGTTTGGGGTGAGCTTGAGGATGATGTGAAATTACGACGATTAGTGAGTGCATCTGATTTTCTCGATGTGAATTATAAATTTCTTGAGCGAAAACTTGACTCCAACCAACCTCGGCAGTTTCCGCGTACTAATACTGGCGGAAAAGATAAAAACGGCATTCCTACGGTAGTAAAAATCGCCGTCTTTGAATTAGCATTGCAATCCGATTTGAACCAAAACGAAGAACAGAAAATGTCTAGCGTAAAAGTTGGTCCATTATCCGTTAATTACGAACAAAGTCATGGGCTTGACACAAAAGCTAACCGCTTTTCTTATGTAAAATCGTTACTTGATTCTTATCTGGACAAAAATACCGGATTCGGCACGGTTCAAATATTGCGGGGGTGATATGTACGGTAAGTTGCAAAATGTGTCAACCAAACTAATTAAGCAATTTGGTGTGCGGTGCATGGTGCGATCTGAAAAAGCAGGTCGTTATAACCCTGAAACAGGAGAAGTCGAAAGCCGATCCCGCTCGGAAGAATCGGCGCATTGTCTGTTTGATAATTTAGCTTATGATTTTAGCCGTAGCGGACAAAATACCTCAAACATGGTGCAGCAAGGCGATGTGTTGATTTATGTTACCGCTGAGGCTAATCCTGCAATTAACTCGAAGATCGTCACAGACAATGAAAAGTGGACTGTTATTAATTGTCAGCCAATTAAGCCGTCCGGCACTGCTGTTATCTATCAATGTCAAGCGCGAAAGGTTGAGTAAATATTATGGGTGGATTTTCAACTGATATAGATAAGTTTCGACTCCGGACAATGCAGCGAGCAGATGCTTTGATCCGTAAAGTTGCGATAGAGACTTTTGAAAGAGTTAGAGCAAAAACGCCGGTAGATACAGGGCAGCTCAGAGCGAGTTGGACTGTTTCCTTAAATAATCCTCCCTCCTCCTTTTCTGGTGCAAGTAACGCGCTTTCATCCGCTAAGTTTGGCGATACGATTATTATCGCGACAGATAAAGTTTATGCCCCAATGCTTGAATATGGGTTATACCCCAAGCCTGGCAGTGGAAAAACGATTAATGGATTTTCCATTCAAGCCCCAAAAGGCATGGTGAGGATTACTGTGCAAGAAATGGAAGCGTTATTAAAGAAAAGTAGGTGGTGATTTTAGATGAAGCAAATTATTCGGTCTGTATTGCAAACACACTTAAACCAATTAGGACAATTTAATACCGCATGGGAAGGCGTTTTAAATACGCCCAAACTACCATATCAAACGCTCCACTTAACTATTTCATCTAGCGATACAGGTGCAATCTCTGATCGGCCACATGCTGAAGAATTAGGTTTTTTGCAATTAACGTTATTTTATGAGGCAGGATTAGGCACGAAAGCCATTGAGGAGCGTGCAACAGATATTCGACGGCATTTTTACGGTCAGTCCTTTATTAAGGATAACGTTCAAATCATCATCCATAAACCGCCACTTATTGGCGGTATTTTTTTAAACGATAATAAACTGGCGTTGCCAGTTACAATCAATTTTACCGCTTATGAACTCTAGGAGGTTATATGGCAAATGCACAAGGTGTAAAACGTAAGGTTACGTTTGCAAAAGAAACAACATTTGGAGTACGTGCTGCAAAAGGTATTGGTAAAGTTATGCCTCGCACAGAAAGCTCACTGAACTCAACCTTTGATTCATTCTCAAGTGAGGAAATTCGAGAAAATATGCAACGCTCTCCATCCATTGTTGGATTTGAAAAGGTGGAGGGCGATTTGAAAGGTGAATTGTCTGCAGGTCAATGGTCTGATTTTTTTGCAGCCGCATTGCGAGGGACATGGACAGAAGCGAAATCGCCTGTATTAAAGAAAACTAGCACTGGGGCAGGTGAAAAACAAGGTAAATTACTCGTAATTCCTGAAACTGGCCATACAACTGATTCCTTTACGCTTGAAGACACCTTCGCAGATATTGGATTAAGTCGCATTTATACAGGTTGTCGAGTATCTAAAATTAGCCTAGATATTCAACCGAATGGTATAGCATCGATTGCGGTCACCTTTTTAGGACAAAAAGGCGAGGAGAGTCAAGCTGCATATTTTACTGGTGCGCAGGAAGTGACTCAGTCGGCTAAGGTTGCAGGTGTAAATGGGCAACTGATGGTTAACAAAACCAAAGCAGCGTTAGTTACTGGTTTGAAGATGGACATTGATTTGAATGCGTCGAGTGAGGCGGTACTGGGCGCGAAATACGCACCTGACGTGTTTATTGGCACAGTGGCAATTAGCGGATCGTTTACGATGTATTTCCAAGATAAAACCATGATTGACGCTGTGCGTAGCGGCGCGAATCTTTCTCTTGCTTTAAGAATGGATGCCGAATCAGTCGACAACGGAGATTATTTAACGTTCATCTTGCCAGGCGTAAAAGCAACTTCTATTGAAATTGATGACGGTGCAAAAAACCTTATTCAAACCCTAAACTTTGATGCTTTCCCCGCTATTTATGATGTGGAAAGCACAATTGACGATGCATTAAAGAAACCAACAACACTCATTATTCAAGATTCACTAGCCTAAAGCGCAGTGAAATTTAGTCATACTTTATAGAAAACAAACCCCGAAAGTTCATCACTTTCGGGGTTTTTTATTTCAATCCAATTCATAAGGAAAACACAATGGACTTTTCTAAATTAAATACTGTTAAAGCCTCTGAAAATACCTATCGCTTTGAAGTCACTCACCCGATTACTGGGGAAGGAACTGGAGCAATGATTGATGTTTATGCCTCGCAAAGTGATGTTGTACAGCGTTTTCAATCTAATGTCTTACGCAAATTACAAAAGCAAGAATTTGAAAATCAGCGTACCCGCAAACCACAATTTAAAGAACTCTCTGAATTGAAATCGGAAGCTCTTGAAAACGCCATTGTGCGCGTAGCTAGCTGGGAGAATTTAGAATGGGAAGGAACTCCTCTTGAGTTTACCCCCGCCAATGTGAAAATGCTGCTTACCCAGTGTCCTTGGTTAGCTGAACAAATTATTGAACAGTCAGAAGATTTGGGAAATTTCTTGAAGGCCTGATCGAACATCTCTACGAGTTTGCTCAGGCAGAATTTCGTCTTGATAAACGACCAGACAATTCCAAAGCGACACAACGTGAGCATCTTCAAGTTATTGAGCAACAATTAGGTATAACGCCAGAAGAGCTAAATAACCCTCCGCCCAATATCGCGGTGGGTTATTTGCTTGAGTATTTTTATGCCGTATCCTCCTCCCGTCAGTGCGGAATGTCCGCTAATCCTATTACTTTTAGTGAAATATTGGCATGGTCTCAATTGACTAATACTTCATTGGCAAGATGGGAAATTGAGGTGATTAAACGACTTGATATATTGTGGTTGAATATTCAAGCTGAATAGCTCAAGGTTCGGCTTGAATCCTTTACTAAGGAATGAATATGAAAGAATTTACTTGGCAAGCCGACTGGAATATGAAGCGGAAAAAAAAGCCGAATGTAAATACAATTCGATTTGGTGACGGTTATGAACAGCGACAATCAGATGGTATTAATAATAATCTAAGGACTTACGATGTAGTCTTTAGTGGTTCAGAAGAAAAGATCAAGGCAATAGATATGTTCCTTGATGAATGTCGTGGGGTGACAGCCTTTTCATGGCAACCTTACGGAGATAAAAAAGGATTGTTTACCTGTGGTGAATGGGATGAAACCAAAAAAACAGGATATAGCACGCTAACAGCAACCTTTAAGGAAGTTGTTGCATAGAGGTAAATTATGGCAGATTTCGCACAATTAGGCATAGAGTTACGTTCTATAGGGGTTGATAAAGTTAATCGTGATATTCGTTCGGTGACAGATAACGCAAAATCTACTGAGCGCTCAGTGCAATCTCTTTTAGGCGTAATGGGTAAATTAAAAGTCTTAATGACAGCTGGATTGGGAATTCAAGGCCTTGGGCAATTTATTCAAATGTCCGACAAAATGAAAACCCTTGCTGCACAGGTGAAATTTGTCACGAATTCATTTGAAGAATATAAAGCTGTTCAAAGCCAGCTTTTCTCTATTTCGCAACGCACACGCGCTGATTTAGAGGCAACAACCACAATTTACGCTCGCTCTGCTCGAGCATTGAAAGATTACGGTTATAGCCAAGAGCGGATTCTAACTTTTACTGAAACGTTAAATAAAGCGATGGCAGTAGGTGGAGTGGGCGCACAAGAGCAGGCGAGTGCGCTTTTCCAGCTTTCACAAGCATTAGGTTCAGGTCGGTTACAAGGTGACGAGTTCCGTACTATTGCTGAAAGCGCCCCCATTATTTTAGATGTTGTTGCGCAATATATGGGGAAAACCCGTTCAGAAGTGAAACAACTTGCTTCTGAAGGTAAAATCACCTCTCAATTGTTATTTGAAGCTATTACAGGCGCAACGGAGAAAATTTCAGCAGATTTTGAAAAAATGCCTTTGACTTTTGGTCAGGCAATGACTCAATTGAAAAACCAAACACTTAAATTTGTTGATGATGTCGGTAATCGCAGTGGTATCTTTGATGGGATGGCTGCATCTGTCTCATTTTTAGCCAAAAATATTGACTATCTTTCGGTGGTGATTGGTTCGGTTCTGCTAGGACAATTAGGTAAAGCCTCTGTAGCAGGGATTAAGTCTGTATTAACTAAACGGCAAGAGGCTCTTGCGGCTTTAGAGGTTGCACAGGCTACATCTGTTCAAGCTACGGCTGAATTAAGACTAGCACAAATACAAATGCAGTCTTTACGCGCCCAATTAAGTTTAGCTCAATCAGAACAAACAAGAATGGCGCTACGTGGTCAAATGGCCGCCCAAGCCTCTCAACTTACAGTATTAATGAACGCAGAGAGAGAGGCAACAGAAAGGGCAGCGCTTGCTAAACAAAAACTATCTTTGGCTGGGCGAGCATCAAGTGGTGTTTTAAGTCTATTAGGTGGACCTATTGGACTGGTCACCACTGCGCTTACTTTGGGGGCGGGGGCATTTTATACCTGGAAACAAAATGCAGAACAAGCCAAGATGGAAAATCTTGATTATGCGAAAAGTCTTGATGTAACAAGTGATGCTCTACAAAAATTGACCGCAAATCAGCTAGAGGCAATGAGCGCAAAATTGAAGCGTTCTATGGCAGAGCAGAAGAATCAAATCCAATCATTGATTGAAGAAAAATCAAGAATGGAGCGCGCATTATCGATTCAAACTAAAAGTATGGATGAAGGGAACCTTTGGCAAAATCAATATGCACTGAAACGCTATAATCAACTTCTTGAAGATTTAAAAATCAAGAAAGGCGAAATAGATTCAGCTAATCAGCAGTTAGCGAAGTCAGAGCGAGATTTAAAATCTATTGGTGCAGAGGAGTCAGTTCAACGTTTGAAAGAGAGCGTAGAAAAGCTCTATCCTGAATTACAATTTAATAAAGACAAATTTGTTGAGTTAAAACTTTCAACAGAAGACTTTAAAGATTTGTTACCAGACGCCAATGGTAAAATCTTAGGGATGGCTGATGCATTAGCTCAGGCAGCGCAAAAAGCAAGATTGTTACTTAGCGGTGTAATTGGCGTAAAAGAAGAAACCGCAGGTATTGGCGCAGATGCTCAAAAGGTTATTGACGATCTTCGCCTTGATCGAAAAATTGCTAATGCAAAAACGCCACAAGAAAGAGCAGCGGGAGAAACAGAAAAATATATTAAACGGCTTTCTGAGCAAGGCAAATATAGTAAGTCTGAACTTGATGCAATCGAAAAAGAATATCAAGCCAATGCGTTAGCTAGAGAGAATAGATCTAGCGGGGCAAAGGGGAGTGGGAATAAAGTTGATTATGTCAAACAGTACACTGATCAAGTGACCCAACTCCAACAACGCCTAGCTGACATAAAAGCCAATCTGCAAGATGGTGGAATTAGCCAATATCAAGAGTTAAAAAAACTCACAAACGATATTGCTGCCAATGGTGAAAAATATGCGCACTTCGGTGCAGAAGGGCTTGCT